CTGTACAAGCAACTGCTTCATTAGCAGATGTAGGATACGATGCAAGTTTAGACTTAACTGCTTTCGATACTGTAACATTAGCAGCTCCTGCTGATGCAGATTTAGAAGGTGTAAGAGCTTTCCAACTTGACGGTATTGCTTCTTACGGACAGTACACAAGAGTAGATGGTTCAGACATCGTATTCGTTGTTGCAACTGGAGACGCTGGTTCTTCAGGTAACAAGAAAATCAAATACCACGTACAACCAGGTGATAACACAAGAGGTGACTTTGAAGCTTCTGGAGCAGACGGTAACAATGTAAGTCCTTCAGTTTCTATTCCAGAAATCGACGTACAGTTAGCTTCTGAGGCGATTGTTGCTAAGACTAGAAAGTTAAAAGCACAGTGGACTCCAGAATTCGCTCAAGATTTGAATGCTTATCATTCAATTGACGCTGAAGCAGAATTGACTTCAATGTTATCTGAGTACATCTCTATGGAGATCGATCTTGAATTACTTGATATGTTAATCCAAGGTGCTGCTACAACTGAAAAGTGGTCTGCAGAAAACAATAAAGTATGGGATGGATCAGCTTGGTCTACAGGTACTTCTGATTTCTACAACACTCAAGGTCAGTGGTTCCAAACTTTAGGTACTAAACTACAGAAAGTTTCTAACAAGATTCACCAAAAAACGTTAAGAGGTGGAGCAAATTTCGTAGTATGTTCTCCTTCTGTTGCAACAATCCTAGAATCAATTCCTGGATATGCTGCACAAACTGACGGTGATAAAGCTCAATTTGCAATGGGCGTACAGAAAATCGGTTCTTTAGCGAACAGATTCCAAGTATACAAAAACCCTTACATGACTGAAAACGTAATCTTAACTGGTTATAGAGGTGGACAGTTCTTGGAAGCAGGTGCAGTATATGCTCCTTACGTACCATTAATGATGACTCCTCTAGTATACGATCCAGATACCTTTACTCCACGTAAAGGATTGATGACTCGTTATGCTAAGAAGATGATTCGTCCAGAATTCTACGGTAAGATTTACGTATCTGATTTAGCTCAGGTATAATCTAAACTTAGATTTTTTATAAAGAGAGGCCTTCGGGCCTCTTTTTTTTTGTCTATTTATAAGTAAGAAACAGTAATAGTTTTAATACACTTATATATGGCTAGTAACAACTACCACGACGAGGTTTTCGCAAATAAGAGAAGACCGAAGAATCCAATAAAGTTTAAAGTCCAACTTAATGAAGAGCAGAAGAAAGCAAAAAAATTAATACTAGAAAATCCTGTAACAGTTTTGAAAGGAATGGCCGGAAGCGGAAAAACTCTAGTAGCTACACAAGTTGCTCTCGATTTACTATTTACCAAACGTATAGATAAGATAATAATAACCCGTCCAACAGTAGCTAAAGAAGAGATAGGATTTCTACCAGGAGATATACGTGAAAAAATGGACCCATGGTTAGCACCAATCTATCATAATTTATTCATGCTGTATAATGAGGCAAAGGTACGTAAGGAAATGGATAATGGTAATATAGAAATAGTACCTTTTGCTTTTATGAGAGGTAGAACTTTTCTAAATTCTTTTGTAATCGTAGATGAAGCACAGAATGTTACTCATTCTCAAATGGAAACAGTAATAGGCAGGTTAGGGCAAGGTTCTAAGATGGCTATATGTGGAGACTTAGCTCAAATCGACTTAAGAGACAAAAGAGATACAGGATTTAGCTTCCTAAGTAGGTTAGAAGAACAAGTAGAGGGCTTTGTGACTCATTCACTAGCTAAGAACCACAGACATGATATAGTTGCACCTCTATTGAACGTATATAAAACCTTTAGAGATTAAACGCTATTTATATAAAACTTTAAGTAATGGCAAATATACAAATATGGGACGGCACTGCTACGTTTACCCCAGGAGATACTCCTTTCGGGTTCTACGATAGTGATCAGGCTTTTCAATCTGATGCTGTAAAAGTAGCAAAATTTGTGGGTACTCGTTTAGGATACCCTCTTATGGATGTAGAGTTAAAGCAAGAACAAATGTTTGCATGCTTTGAAGAAGCAATAACAACTTACGGTAATGAAGTATTTACTTATAAGATTAGAGAAAATTATCTAAGCCTAGAAGGAGTCTCAACAGGGAGTCAAGTAAATAATCAATTAGTAGATCCTACCATCAGCAGAATAGTTGAAATATCAAGACATTACGGGACTGAAGCAGGAGTTGGCGGTAATGTAAATAGGTATACAGGTTCTATAGATACTATAGGTAATCAACAGAATTACGATTTAAATGAATGGGCAGAGAATGAAGGAATAACAGGTGGTATAGAGATAAGAAAGGTGTATTACGAAGCACCACCAGCAATATTACGTTATTTTGACCCATATGCCGGTACAGGTACAGGAGTACAGTCTTTAATGACAGCTTTTGACTTCGGATCATTTAGTCCCGGTGTCAATTTCTTAATGATGCCTACATCTTATGACATATTAAAGACTCAAGCTATTGAATTTAACGATCAAGTAAGAAAATCTACTTATTCCTTTGAAATAGTAAATAATACTCTTAGATTATTCCCTATACCTAGTCGAAATGGTAAGATGCACTTCGAATACTATAAGAATGTTGATAAATCTAAGCTAAACTTTAACAATGACCCAGGTCTTATAACAAATATAGGAGAAGTACCTTACTCTAACCCAGAATATAAAGGTATAAACAGCGTAGGACGTCAATGGATATTCAACTACACGTTAGCTTTATCAAAAGAGGTGCTAGGTTATATAAGAGGTAAGTATCAAACAGTACCAGTACCTGGTTCTGAAGCGACTCTCAATCAAGCCGACTTATTAACCGATGCTAGGGCAGAAAAAACAGCACTCTTAACTCAATTAAGAGAAACTTTAACCTCAACAGGTAGGTCAGCCCAGTTGGATGCACAAGCTAAAGAATCAGAAGATGTAGAAAACATCTTAAAATCAATTCCAATGACAATATACGTAGGTTAATGAAGTTATTAGATATTATATTAGAAATAGAGTACAGAACGTACGAGGCAATGGTACAAGTTACCTTTACTGAAGACGGCCCTGAAGGGTATGACGATGCTATTCGTGCTTTACCTGGTGTAACTACCTGTACTGTAGCTTCTAAAGACAGTACTAATAATAGAGCTACCTATAAAGTAAAGATAATAAGCCAAAAAGAAGCTAAAGAAGCTTTTGACGCTTTAAAAACTAATGCCAAAGCTAAATACAGTGATATAGCTGTGATAGAAGTAGGTGAACAAACAATAGAAGAAAAATAATGCTATTTGGATCTAATAGAGACTTTGATTTACTTGTAAACATCAATCGTGAGCTTTTAAAAGACATAATTGAACAGGAAGTACTATACCATAAACTCAGTTTAGAGGATTTAGACGTTAATTTATACGGAGAAGCATTAGAAAAGACATATTGGAATGCAATTAAGATGTATTGCTTAATAACCAGAGGTGATCAAGTATACGATGTACAGGAATTTGGTGTAGATTTAGGTAGAGAAGCATCATTTGCATTTATTAGACAGGATTTAGCAGACTCTCAGGTAGTTCCGGAAGTAGGAGACATCATTCAATGGCATAATGACTTCTATGAAGTAGATTCAGTAAGAGAAAATCAACTATTCTTAGGTAGAGATAAATCGTATAACCTATCTAACTATGCTTCTGGATTTGGATCATCAGTTTCTATAACTGTTGATTGCCATTTAACAAGAGCAGATAGAGTAGGACTAACAGAAGTAAGATAATATGGCAGGAAATAAACCAACACCGAAAAGTCAAGCAAGGTTATCACAAGATAGCCTAAAAAACTATGTTAATCCAGATACTGGCGCTCCAATCAACGGAAAGTATGAAGTAGATTCTACTAAAAGTAGGGCTAATCAAATAAGTAGAAAAAACGATAAAGTTAAAAACATAACTGTCGGGATAAAAGATATAGATGAATCTATTTACTTTTATTTTAATGAAATACTAAGACCTCAAGTAATACAGAACGGAAAAACTATAAACGTACCACTTGTATATGGATCTCCCGAAAGATGGGCTTCGATGCAGAAAGATGGATACTATAGAGATAAAAACGGTAAAATGCAAGCACCGTTAATTGTGTTTAGAAGGGATAGTTTAGAAAAAAACAGGCAGTTAGGTAATAAGATGGATGGTAATAATCCAAATAACTTCGGCATCTTCAAAAAAGAATTTTCAAAGAAGAATATTTACGATAGATTCGGTGTACTTAATAGTAGAAAGCCTGTAGAGGAATATTACGCAGTTGCTATTCCTGATTATGTAAACATTGTATATTCTTGTATTATATTTACCGATTATGTTGAACAAAACAACAAAATAATAGAAGGTATTAACTTTGCTTCTGATTCCTACTGGGGAGATCCAAGTAAATTTAGATTTAGAGCACAAATTAACAACTATACTACATCAGCAGAGATAGTACAAGGTAATGATAGAATAATAAAAACAGAATTTCAAATAAACCTATTAGGACATATAATAACTGACGCAATTAACGCACACCCGCATAATAATAGAAAATTCTATACTAAATCTGAGTTAAAATTTGGTGCAGAAACAGAGACTGATCTTTAAAGAAAGGTCCTATTTATTGTAAAGGGTGAAATTCCGTCGGTTATACCTATAGATAAAATTAATAAAAGTAGATGACTAAGTTCACCGGCAAATTATCAGGCTCGTTAGCATTCGAAAGAAGCGGCTCAACTCCTATCCAGCTTATCCCTGGTATAGAATCCCTACATTTAACTGGTTCTCTAAATATAACGGGTTCTAAATTAACTTTCAACGGTACTGATGTAATAAATCGTATTGAAGCATTAGAATCAGGCGGTGGCAGTACCACTTCCTTACTTCCTTTAAATAACTTTACAGGTTCTATATCAAACGAAGTAGATGTTCTTTCTTCTTCTTTAAATAACTCTATATCTGGACTTAATGCAGCAACTTCTTCTTATTTAGTTGACTCTGATTTAAGTAATGTAATATCCTCTTCTGCTCAAATATCAGGATTAGGATTTTTAAATGAGTTACCAGCACTTATTATATCATCTTCTGAACAAATAACTGCTTTAGGATTTGATGTAGATGCAGAAGTACCAAGTGGGACAGTATCATCTTCTTTACAGATAAGTGAATTAGGATTTATAACAGGAAGTACATATGATGACTTAGTAGGTATACCTTCAAGTATTATTTCATCTTCAGCACAAATATCTGCTTTAGGATTTGGTGCAGGTGGAGACAGCACTCCCGAAGGCACAGTATCATCTTCAACTCAGATACTATCAGCAGTAACTTCTGGTGATTTAGATATGGGGGGTAACAAAGTCCTATTTGGAAATGTATATTCTCAATTAGCAGATTTACCTAATGCATCTACATATCACGGAATGTTTGCTCATGTACATGCAACAGGTAAAGCATACTTTGCTCATAACGGAGAGTGGGTTGAATTAGCAAATGCTGGAAGTGGAGCAAGTATACCCTCAGGAACAGTATCCTCATCAGCACAAATTGAAGAATTTGGGTTTATAACATCTTCAGATGTTGCATATGACGGTAATAGAATAATTTCTAACACAGCTCATCCTTTATTCAATACATTTAATCCTGGAAGTGAAGGAACAGTAACAGATTTCTTGGATGCAATGTTT